TAACCTAGCATTTAAGCGTCGGTAGTACTCGTCACTTTGAGGGTCAACGTAGTCGTCGTTAACAAGTTTGTCATGCACAGCTAGGGCAAACGCGGTCATTTCCTTGTCTTTACCCCACCAGTGAATGTTTCGCTGTTTCCACCTTTCGGCTTTCTCATCGACTTCTTCTGGTTTCTGTGCAACCGTTGGGAAACTTTCTTCCGGCTCCTGTTCAGGGGCTGGTTTAAAGTTACTCAGTCGCTCGGCTTTAAACTTGGTGGATGTAAGATGGTCTTGTGCTTCCACAAGCGCATCTGAATCACCCGATTCATACGCTTCCTTGTACTTACGCTTTGCCTCATCAAGCTCTAGCGCAATCTGTTTCTTTGCCTGCTCAAGAAGAGCGTTTTGGCTAGTATTTACAGATCCTTTGAGTTTTTGATTTTCCTCAAAGTAGGCTTTGGCTATACGAATAGCCTCTTCCTTCTCGCGTAGCGCAGCTTCTTTAGCTCTGCGTTCGTCGTGATACCCCTTTGTAAACTCGCGAATCCTGTTACGGTCTCGCTTAGAGTACGTAGCAAGCTCGTCATCAGTCGGCTCCTCTGGAGGAGTTTTCATGGGTTCGCGCCCACGATCCTCTTCCGGGGTGTCGTCTACGACTTCAATTTCAAGGTCATCGTCACTTGCCATTTCGACGACCGGTTCAGGCTTGTCGCCAGCCTTGTCCAAGTCCAGTGTTTCCATATATTCAGGCATAAACCCTCCTACGCACGGGAAATTCCGCGAGGATCTTGAACAACTGCTTCGACGCTGTCGTCATAGATCATCCGAAATTCTTTGCCATGAATCTTTATTCTTGTGCCCGTATTAGGACGAACAAGAACAAAGTCGCCTATCTTGCAAGAAGGACCACTAGGGAACTTCTTTTCATCTTTATAAGCGTCTGGACCCATTTTCATTACGAAAAGCACTGGGGATAAAATCTCTTCGTAATGCATCGTGGTGCCAGCTTTTGCCAGACCGCTATCAAACTTCTCTTCAATCTCAGGTAAAGCGCACAAGAGATAAAAGGTGCTTGGGTCAGGCAGTTGACGCGCTTTCTCTCCCGCAGATTCAGGCAACGTCGTGGTTGTTTCTCCATCCTCACTCAAAAGGATTTCACTCATCGAATTTCTCCAGTTTACGCACAAGGTCTGTAGTTATCATTTGCGCAAACATCAGACCTTGAATCTGCCCGCACAAATACCTGTACTCGGCGTGATCTTTCGCTGCGCCGTCACAGATAGTCTTGGAAAGGGAATCGCCTCTTTCCTTGATCTGGTTAAGGAGATGCTGGAGTATCTTCTCCTCGTTTCCCATTATTTATTACTCCGTTTAAACAAGTCAACCTGAACTTTTTGATTTGCCAATTTTTCCTGCGATGCAATTCTTGCAAGATCAACTTCTTTCTGGTTGGCAATCCTCTGGGCTTCCAGTTGCAGTTTCGCCTGTGCAACCTGTGCATCCGATTGAGCTTTCTGGGCATCGATCTGGAGTTCTGCCTGTTGGATCTGAACCAGCGGGTCTTGCATTTGTTGCTGGGCTTGAGCTTGTTGGGCTTGGGCTTGGTTAAGCTGGAGAAGCTGTTGGGCACCTTGGGCGACCAACCGGGACAGTTGGACTTCCACATCCTCCGGCAGTTGCGCATCCGGGGCTGGGATAGGTACACCGACTTGTTCTTCAACCTTCTTGCGATAGCTAAAGGCTAGATGCTCGGCAATATGCGCCATTGCTGCCATCTGGATCTTTTGAGCCATCGGGTTTTGACCAATGACTTGCGCAATCATTGGGTCTTGCATGAATGCCATGTGGGCTGCGATGTGTGCCTCGTGGTCTTGGTAGATGAAGGCTTTTGTTGGTTTGCCGTTCAAGAAAGCCATGTTTTCCGAGATCGGGTCTTTTGGCTTTTGGTCGTCTTCGACCGGGACCAACTTCTCTGCGTTCTTGATCCCCAAGACTTCGATCATCTGCCGATGGAGGTTGGGGAGGTCGTAAATCTGTGGTGCGGTGGTGGCTAGTTGGATCACAGCTTGGTACTGCATGATCCGCTGCGCCATCGTGGAGGAGTTCGGGTCAGAAACCGGGATGACTTCAACGATGTCGTAATCCGACTGTTTTGCCATCCGATCCCCGGACTCAGGGTCGTACTCATATTCTGTCGGGGCGTAGTCCCGGATGATTTCTTTTAAGAGTTTAAACTCTTGTTTCATCGAGGCATGGACGCGAGCCTGAACGGCAGACATCATCTTTAGCTGGCGTTCCAGCAAAGCCAAGGTCGTGCCGACCGGCGCATTGGCGCTCATGTCGGAGATCTTCATCTCCCCGATGGAACCTAGTCTTCTGCCCTCTTCTGTGATCTGATTCAAGAGGGTCAAGAGAACCTGACTTGGCTCCTTGTAGGGAAGCGGCATGATGTTGTCACGCATTGCCCCGCTGGGAATATCAATATCCCGCCATTCGCCCGGAGCAATCGGGGTGTCATCATCCTTGATCCTCATGCCACGGGTTTTTAGACCACCGGGCAGATTAGAGAGGGTTCCGGCATCCACCAATTGTCTGATCAGGGATGTACCGGCACGGGCGTACCCGCCGATGATGTGGATTAGACCCAGACCATAGAAACCAAAACCGGGGATATAGCAATAATCCACAAAATGCTGGCGGCTTTGCTTATTAGGGTCGTCCTCGTTCCAGTTTCTGTAGACCGACAAAACCTGATTGGTGCCTTGGTCTATGGTCACGACGTAAGGCAGGGCAATCCCGGTGTGTTCGCCGTCTTCATCTACATCCTCCAAACCTTCGATGTCCAGATAGGTGTGGATTTCCAGAATTCTGTAGCGGTCGTCGTCATTGGTTTTGTAGCCCTGTTGTTCGGCTTTTTTCTTCTCAATGTCCGACAGAATGTTCATCGGTTCGCCCAAGTCTACATCCCGGTAGAACCCGGAATACTGGAGCTTCTTGATCTCATTCTTGGTTTTACGCATCACATGGGTGACACGTTCTGCGTTCTTTAGGGATGAGGTGCCGTAAGGGACGATGATGTCTTCGGCGGGGATAAAGGGTGCGGCAGGGATTTGCTTTTGGGTGTCTGGGTAGACCTTTTTAAACGCTGCCCCGGCAAGTCCCAAAGAATACAGGAGTCTTTCATGTTCCGGACGGTAGTCGGTCATCTTCTCCGTCAGGGTGTAATTCATGTCGGTGCGGACTCGCTCCGATGCTTCCTCTTTTTGCTTGGTTATCGCCCCGATGATCTCGGTCTTGACCGGACCTCCAGCAGGGAAGGTCTCCATAATCGATTCCGACTGAAACCTGATCGCGGCTTCGGTCAGGACGGTTGAGTAAACACCACACGCTCCATTCCAAGGCTCCGTCCTTTCCTCATATTGAAGTCCCAAGACCTCCAGACCTTTGACAAAGGTTTCTGCCCAGTCTTTTCTGGAGTCTATATCGGCTTCGACAAGGTCTGTCAGCTCACTGGCGATGGTGTTTAAAACACCTTCGTCCAGAACCTCTGCAAGGTTCGAGTTAAAATCCGCGCCTTCAAAATCACTCCCCTTTTCGAGGGTAATTTCCAAGCCATCCATTGATATGGATACCGCCTCAGGGTCCTCAATCTCGATCTCAATTGGTTCCTCCGGTAAGGAAGCTAATCCCATTGGGGCTTGGTAGACGCTCTTTTCAATCGCCATGATGATTCCTAGTAATAAGCCATGCGACGACGGAAATATCTAGGCTCATCCTCTTCATCTGAATGAACCGAGATAAATCCACCTTGTCTAAAACGCAACAGAGCCTGAGAGGATGAGTCCACCAAGTCATCATGGTCGCCGTTAGGGAAGGAAGCCATTTCTTCCATGACTTCATCTGCCCATCTTGTCTCTGGGCACCAGACCACGCCTGACGCAAACAGGTCGGATATAGCGTTTACACGCGCAATCTTATCGCTTCCTTTGCCCGGTGTATATTCGGACAGAGGAATACCGATTTTTCTCATTTCATAAATCAAGGGCGCACCTGCTGCCCTCTTCTCGACCAACAGGGTGTCGGGGTTCCATTCCCGCCACATGTCAAAAGCCTTCTTTTTTAATTCCGGGAACTCCATCCTTTGTTTAAACGCATCTAAAAGGATGATATTGGGGCGTAGATCCCCGTTTTTGTTGGGGTGCTGGAAGACTCCCCATGTAGTGCAGGCTGAGTAGTCAGCCCGGTTGTTCTTTTCAAACGCGGTATCCCAGCTTTGGATCACATATTCGCAGGAGGGCGGGTCTGATTTCTCCCAAATCTGCCATTGATCACGTTTTACAATCGCCCCTTCCTCGGAGGTGGGGTTTTGTTGGTACTGGGCTTCCCATTTGGCGACCGGGAGTTCGGCTTTTAGGGCTTCAAGTTCTTCTTTTTTCCAAAATCCGGGCCACAGCGGGGTTCCAGAGGGCAAAATTGCGGGGAAATCGATAACTTCCCACTCATTTACCCCGTCTTTTTCGGCATTTTTAAGGATTTGCCCGGTCAGATCTCGCTTTGACCACCGGGTCATCACAATAATAATGGCTCCTCCGGGCTGTAAACGCTGACGAGGACCAGATGTGTACCATTCATAGACCGAATCAAAGACGGCAGGATTGCCCTGTTTGGCTTCTTGCTCCGAATGGGGGTCATCAATAATCAATAGGTCAGCGCCTTTGCCAGTAACTGCACCGCCCACACCAATAGCGAAGTAGTCACCACCCAGATGAGTATTCCAACGACCGGCTGCTTTAGAGTCTGACGACAGCTTTGTATCAAATACCTTCCCATAACCATCCGATTGAACAAGATTCCTCACCTTTCGACCAAAGCCCACCGCCAGTTCTGCCGTGTGGGCAGTCTGGATAATCTTCTTTTCCGGGTACTTCCCTAGAAACCACGCGGGCAAGAGATAAGACGCAAATTCTGACTTGGTATGCCGGGGAGGCATGTTGATAATCAACCTCTTCAACTGCCCATTGGCAACCCTCTCAAAGGCTTCTGCCATGATCTGATGATGTTTCCCGGAGATAAACGCAGGCCACATCTGGGTCACAAAGAAAAGAAACGACTCCTTACACCGCTCTATCCTGTCCATCTCCAACAAAGAGAAAACCTTGTTCCTCTCTGCCTCAGGGATCTTGTCCACAATAGCAACGTAATCAGCTATTTCTTTTTTTGTAAGCAAAGTCATAGAGAGGAGATCTCTTTCACTGTCCTATCAAACAGTCGTATCCCGTAGAACTTCTTAGGCTTCACCTCAAGAATCCCATCCTCTTGAAGTCTTCTGACAATCCTATGAATATTGGACTTAGCCTTCATGCCTACCCCCAAGGCTATCGCCTCGTAAGAAGGCGACATCCCATGTACCTTGATGTACGCCCGGATGAACTCCAATATCTGCCGTTTTCTTTCAGTCATATCCACCCCAACACGGCTGAGGACTGCTTTGCCAGATTGTGCGGATTCGGTCACCGCATCACTCGGGAGTTCAACCCGCCAATCCTCATGCGTGTTAGCCCTCGTCTTTCCGAGGTGTCATGCTGGCGGCATCCCAACAGCGCCGAGCCACCGAGTCGAACGGTAGCCCCACCACTACCCCGTGAACGCCTTGTGCTTGGTTGCACAGCCACCAACACGACTGGACACTCACCATCTTTCTCGTCGGTAGAGGTGCGGTCTACCTTCTGGCAAATGCCCATGCGTGTTGGTACTCGCTCCACTGCCCTGACCACTGACCAGAGTTAATCAAATTGCAGCATCTGCTTTCCCAACATTTAAACTATAAATGAGAACATTTAAACTCTCAACATATATATACCCCCCCGTCCAAAAACCTTACCTCCTTTTCCTATGTTTCACGTGAAACAGGGGGGTGGGGGCAATACATTGTTCTCATTGGGTGGGGGACATATTTGTTTGTGTGGATTACAGCGTAAGCGGTGACGGGTCCCATCTGTGCCACAGTGGGGGGTCGGGGTACGGTGGGGTCACGCCCAGCACACACAACGGGCGTCGGGGGCGCAGACTCACAGTGTCGGATCGTTTAAACATGATCACTTCACCTTCAATGTCTTCACATTGTCGAGTAGCTTCAGATGCTGCGACAGTTCCCGCTTCAACTGCTCTGGTGCAACAGCCTTTTCTGCGACTGCTTCCTGCTGCACAAACAGTCCTGCGGTCTTGCCCAATAGTTCAAGTGCTTTTAAACGTGAGCCTTCCTGCTTGGCATCCTTGCTCAGTGAAACCAACTTCCGCAAAACGTACCTTCGAGTGCTTGCGACATCATCCGCAAGGTGTTCTATCGTTTCATCCCATGCGGCGTTGATCATGCTGGCGATGCGTGGATCAGCGGCAAGCTTGGCTGCATTGCTGCTGACTGCACTGTCTGACATCTGCGTGTTATAGGCGAGACGGTAAGCTTCTCTGCGGCTTTTGCCTGATACAACATGATTCACAAATGCCTGTTGTTGGCTTGTAAGTGGTTTGTTGATGTTCTTTATTCTCTTAGGTGGTAATGACACCGCCATCCGCTCCGCTTCGCTATCGAACCCAGGCGTGTTATCATCCTGATAATCATCCTCTATCGCACTGTTTGCCTCTTCCAGTGCCGCTAGATACTCTTCCTGACTTGTCTTTTTCATGCCTTGCCCCACTGACAATTGACTTTCAAACACCATCACGCAGCACTATTGCGTGTAAACGCTTCGTTCGCATTATCCACACACTTATCCACAAGTGCAAGCATGGCAATGCATTTGTTTTTGTTGTCAACCATGCAAATGCCCCTGAGACTCGTTTACAGCCCCTCTGAGCCGTTTTTTCTCTTCAGGCTACCTTACCCTTACCCGCCTCGCGTTCGTTGAACCTGTGAGTTTTTTTTATCCTTTGGCAACAAGTTATCCACAGTTGCTGGTTTGTACACCATACATGAAACGTATATCTGTGGAGTTGCCGTTCAAACAATGGAATAGATTGTCGTCTACTAGTAAATAGCACTTGCACAGGTAATAGCACTATGATCTAATCCGCTCAGTAGTACATTCATTTAAACGTAGCAATATGACAACAGGGGGTTTATATGCAACTGCACCTTTACACGCGACTGACGCACAACTATGCACTTGG